GTACGGCATGAACCGCTACAAAGCCCGCGTTGCGGAAGATACCGTCAAGATGCACGAACTCTGGGTCTGGAACGATGAGATCAGCGATTACAACGTGGTGACGATGGCTGATCCAGATATTTTCATCTATGACCGACCTGGTGAAACCGTATTCCTCAAAGGCGAATTGCCCTTTGTGCAGATTTGCCCAAGCCCACAGTACGATTACTACTGGGGTCAGTCCGAGGTACAACGGCTGATCTTGCTTCAGCAGCTCCGCAACGGACGCATGACCGAGATTTTGGACTTGCTATCTAAGCAAGTTAATCCACCTACCGCACTTACCGGATTTACCGGTATCTTGGATGAAAAGAATTTTGCGTTGAATCGCGCTGGTGGATTGCTATCAACCGATATGCCAAACGCTAAGGCAGATCGTTTAGCCCCTGCCATGCCCGCCGAGTTGTTTGAAGTTATTCACGAAGTGGACGCCATGTTTGCGGAAGCCAGTGGTATTTCAAGCATCTTGTCTGGTCAGGGTGAGAAGGGTGTTCGCTCCGCTGGTCACGCCTCGCAGTTAGCTAGATTAGGTTCAAGCCGCGCTAAAAAGCGGGCGCTGATCGTTGAAGACAGCCTTGAGAAAGTGGCAACCATGTATCTCAAGCTCATGCAAGCGTATGACAACACGCACTTCAAGGACGAAGCCGGAAACAAGTTCATTGCCGAACAGTTCACCAAAGACTTTGTTGTTAAAGTAGACGCTCACTCCAATAGTCCAATATTCACCGAAGATTTACGGCAGTTGGCATTTAACCTGTTCAAGACCGGCGCGATTGACAAAGAATCATTGATTGATTTGTTAGAACCGCCGATGAAGCAGCACTTGATTGAGAAACTCAAGAAGCGAGAGAAAGCAGAAGCCGCGCAAGCAGCATTAGCTCCTCCTGCTCAACCGAAAGGCAAGGGCAAACCTGATTTGAAGGCAGTGGAATAATGGCTAGAAAACCAGAGGTTTCCTCAACCGCAGATCAACCGAGAGTTAGCTCACAAGCGTTATCTGCGAGAAGCGGCCCAGGAAATTTGCAATATAAAACAACCAATGTTAAAACTTACAAAGCGTCAAGTCCCAGAAAAATGGGACGCGCTTTAGGAAGGTACTAGTATGCGTAAAATGCACAAAAAGGGTCGGAAGGCTCGTCGGTAATTCCCACTTGGGATTTAATGGGTTTGGCTGACTTCCCAATTTAAGTTGGCCCTGCACTGGAGAACCGTAATGGCTCGCAAGGCACGCAAGGGTCGTAAGGCTCGCAAGTAAGATCAAAGGAGCAATCCTTTGCCTTACAGAGAGAGGGGTGGGTAACTACCCCTCTTTCAACTAAAGTTGACAAGTTTTAAAAGTATGATTCACAATCGGTTAAATTCGACTGGAAGAATAACTTGAGCGTTTCGCAAGATAAAATGATGGAGCTGATGAAAAAGCAACAGGGTGCGCCTACAGGTGCGGCTCCTGATGCTGGTATTCAGGCTCCTGGTATGTCTGATTCAAGTACGCCTCCTATGGCATCGCCCATGTCTACCCCAGAACCTAAGATGGGGAACAAAGAAGGCGCGATGGTCAACCTGTCGATGGCGATGGATTTGATTGAACAATCATTGCCGTCCCTTGGAAGCGAATCGGTAGAAGGCCAGAAAGCAATGGCTGCGATACGCGCCTTGACTGGCGTGATCGGCCCTCGTAAGGGCAAGACCAAAGAATTACAGCAAACTGAAATACTTCAGATGTTGCAGAATTTACCGCAAGCGGGAGGTGCTACGCCAGAAGGCCAAGCAATGGCGCAAGCTCCCGCCATCCCTATGCCTCCAATGGGTGGCCCACCAGGTGCTGCTCCAAGCGGCGCTCCACCGCCTCCTCCTCCAAGTCCGATGTAAAGGAAAGAAATCATGGATTTATTTAAGCCCCGTGGCGCTTCGCAACCCCGTCGCCCAACCGACAATAACCAGGCCAATGGCCCGATTATCAACACCCCACGCTATGAGCCATTTGGCGGTTTGTCTGGCCCAACCAAGATTGGCGCTAAGAACAAGATGGCTGTGAATGATCGCGGCAACGGCAAGAAAGTAATCTAATGTCTAAGGGTAATCCTTACAAGCATCACAGCCCTATGCATAAGCGCAGCGGGAAAGAGCTTATGCAACAAAAGCATAAGTCTTCTAAGCGTCGTAGCAAGAGATAATGATGGCTAATACTTCGTCAAAACAAGATGACAACCGTGAAGCGTTTGCCAACGACGTTTTGGCGTACCGTTCTGCTAAGGGACTTCCCAACCCTAAGCGAACGGCTGCACAACGAAATCCTAATCGTAAATCAAGAAAAGCACCGAGGTAATTCCTAATGAGCCTAGAAGACCTATCGCTTGAAGCCCGTGATGAATTGGCAATGCTTGCGCGCAGCCTTGCGGATAACCCCGCTACGCGCAAAGATTTCTTGCGTCTAACCAAGAAAGCCAAGCCTGAGATGTCGATTCCTGAACTAGACATCGAAGATCAAACCAACACGGCAGTCGCATCCGCTAACAAGCGGGTAGAGCGCCTTGAATCGCAATTACGGGAACGTGATGCGATGGAAGAATTGACTGCACGACGCAATCGTGTGGTTAAAAATGGTCTTGCAAAAGAAGAAGATATTGAAGCTATTGAAAAAGTAATGCTCGACAAGGGCATTACCAATCACGAAGCCGCTGCGGAATATTGGTCGTGGATGAAGCAATCTGCTCAACCAACTCCGTCTGGCTACAACCCAAGTGCTATTAGCAAATTCGACCTTAACAAATATTGGAAGAATCCGGTTACTGGCGCTAGGGACGAAGCTGCAAAAGCATTAGCTGAACTGCGAAAAGGTTCGCGCCCAATCGGTTTTTAATTAAGGAATTTGGAGAAAAATTATGCCAATCGGTGGTGGTATTGTACCCGCAACAGGTAGTTCGCAATATACGGAACTTACCTATGTAACGCGTAGAGCGTTTATCCCAAAGCTGGTTGTCCAGCTTTATAACTCAACGCCATTGATGGCTGCTTTGATTGCCAACAGTCAGAGCGCATCGGGCGGTGTCAGTTCGGTCACTGTGCCAGTGCAGGGTTCACAATTTGTGAACGCTCAGTGGTCAGACTATTCTGGTTCGTTCAACCAGCCCAGCGTTCAGCAGGGTGCGTACAACGCAGAATTCGACCTCAAGCTGATGATCGCTCCAGTGCCATTCTTAGGCATGGAAGGCGCTGTTCAGCAAGACGCTGCCATTATCCCATTGATCGAAGCGCGTATGAATGACGCGACTAACGTGATGATGGACGCGATGGCGACGGCTCTGTACACCAACACCACCAACACGCAGCAGTTCATCGGTCTGCCTGGTGCGGTATCGAACACTGACCCAGCCGCTGGTGCTTACGGCAACATTTCCCGTTCAAGCAACACATGGTGGCAGTCAAAAGTGTATGCCGCTGGTAACGTCAACCCAACCCGTCAAAACATCTTGCAGTACATTTCGGGTACTGTGAAGTACGGCGCTGAAGTGCCTACGTTCGGTGTTTGCGGTTTTGGTACTTGGACGCTGTTGGCTCAGGACTACGTTGGTCAAGAGCAATATGTCATTACCCCAGGTTCGGGCTTTGATGGCGAAGCTAACGGCCCACAGGCTGCGTTCCGCGCCCTGATGGTTGCTGGTGTGCCAATTTATCCAGACCCATATTGCCCAGAGGGAACCGTGTACTTCTTGAACACCAACTATCTCTCGCTCTACATCCATGAGCAAGGTTCGTTTGTGTTCACTGGGTTTGAATCCACGCTTCCAAACTGGCAGATCGGTTATGTCGGCGCTGTGTTGATGATTGCTGAACTGGTATCAGTGAAGCCAAAATCAATGACTCAAGTGACCGGTTACAACTCTATCTCGCTATAAGGAGCGACCATGTCACTTTCAACTAATAAAATCGTTCTTGCTGGTGCTAATGCGGTAACTAATACCGCAGGTGCATTTTTCCAGCCCGTCACCGTTTACACGGGAACGGGTTCTACAACTGGCGTTTCAGTGCCAGCCGGTGTTTGGCAGTTGCCGCCCACCACCAACGTGGTGATTCAGCTCAATACGTCAAACAACGCTTCCTCGTTGACCTGGGTGAACATCTCCACGGTCAACGTCGCTTCATTCTTCATGTCTGATGGCGTGAACGTGCAAGCGATTTCGAGCAACACATCCAACATCACTGTGACGTTGTACGGCTCGAACGGTGGTCAGGCTGTGTCCGGTACGTTCAATAACAAGTAAGGAATTACCGTGGCAAATTCAGATTCAGTAGCACAAAATACGCCAGATAGTTTTTCAAACTACAAAATTGCAACCATTCGCGCCCAGTCGTTAAATTCGGCTGGTAACGCGGTTATTGCACTTCCGCTTTTAAGCGGTGGATTAACTGCTGGCGGTGCTGTTGCTAACTCTGGAGGCGTGATTGTCCGTCGAGTAACGATCCAAAATCCAAGTGGATCGGTGGCATCGGCTAACATTTCGATTGGATCAACCAACAACGGCGCAAACCTGATTACGGCTAACACGGTAATCAGCAGCGTGTCCGGTGTGGGTACGTTCCAAGATATTACTCCGACTGCTACGTTTGTTTCGGGCAACACGACTTCCACCCTTTACGTCAATGTCAACACCGCGTCTGGTAATGCCAACACGGTAGACATTTGCGTTTATGGTGATGTGGTCAGCTTCTAAGACAAGCCGTGCGGGTGATAAAAAAAGATTACTCGCACGGTTATTTAGCATGGGCCTCAAATGTCGCAAACACTTTCAGGGTACATCACACAGGTTCAGCGCCTGTTGCACGATGCCAACTATAATTTCTACACACAGCCCCAGCTAACTTCTTACATCAACGAAGCGCGTCAGCGTATCGTCCGAGACACAGGGTGTCTCCGAGTTCTTCAACAAGCGCAAGTCCCTACTACCCCCGTACCTGGGGGCGCTAATCCTTACTTTTGGTCTGCTAATACGCCTGTAGCCTTAAATGACTACGTTGTAAGCAACATCTTTATCTATAAGGTAGTGACTGCGGGTACGTTGGGCAGTTCAGCGCCAATATATCCCACGGGATCGGGTGCTATACCACCGTCAACGCCTTTTGCAAACGGTACAGCCATGCTGCAATACGCTGGCAACTCAGAAATCATAAATTGGAGCTGCTTACCGCAGGGAACCAACACTTTAGACATCATTAACATCAATTTGTACTGGGGAAACAGCCGTGTACCCCAGAGATACCTGCCGTGGACGCAATTTAACGCTGAATTGCGTTTTTGGCAGAACTACATAGGCCGTCCTATTGCTTTTAGCTCCTACGGACAGGCTCAAAGCTATATATCGCCTGTTCCTGACCAAGTTTACATAATTGAGCTAGATACGGTGGTATTGCCAACTCCTTTGGTGGCTCTGGCAGACGTAGACACCATTAATGACCCATATACTGGCCCAGTGCAGTTCTATGCGGCTTATTTAGCCAAGTATTACGAGCAATCGTTCGGTGAAGCAGAAATATTCAAGCAGGAATACATTAAGCATACGCAATCGGTCTTGGTGTCCACTTATACCAGAAGGATGCCTAACCCTTACAGTACGCCGTATTAACAGATATGGCAGCAGCAGAACAAAAAAAGTCGTATCAAGTCGTAAGACAGTTCCGTGGTGTCAATACCAAAGCGGATCGCACGGCTATCAATGAAGATGAGTTCTCATGGCTTGAAAATGTTATGCCGATTGGCGCGGCTAACCTAAAGATCACGCCTAACTATCTCAAACTAGGATCAGTTGGATTCACATCGACTGTCATCAATTTGTTCAGCGTTAGTCTTAATTTGACAGACTACTTAATTGCTTTTGAGATTGACGGTAGCGCCGAGTACATGATCTTAGCGTCATCGGCTAACCCACCGCTACCAGTTAATACCATTGGCACTATTGCGCCAGCCGGAACATTTTCAGTTTATTCATTGCAAACGGTTGCTACTGCAACGACCGCTTATGTTTCTTCTGTGCGGCTTAGTCCAACGCTGACGGTTAATATTTTGAATGTGACCGCTGGAGTCACAGGCACTTTTGCCGTTGGTCAAATCATAACTGGTGCGGGCATACCTACCGGAATCACCATTTCTTCATACGGCACTGGAACCGGCGGTATTGGTACATATTACCTAAATGCCTCTGCCGGTACTCGCGGGCCAATAGCGGTAACGGGCAGCGTTATAGTTAATGGTAACTCCGTTCAGGGTAAGTTCAATGTTAGCAACTGGAACAATCAATACGCGCTAATATTAGACCCTGTTAATGGATACTTTACTTGGGACGGAACCAACCTAAATAACGTAGGTTCTGTTGGCGGTGTTGGCATCACTAACCCAGGCACGGGTTACACATCGCCACCGACCATAACTATCAGCGTTCCTGACCAAGCCAACGGTATCCAAGCAACTGCCCTATGTTCGATTACCAACACGGCAGGGCAAGTCACTAATATTTTGGTTAATAACCCAGGCAGCGGTTACACCTCAATTCCTAAAGTCACTATTAGTGCGCCTCCTGCTCCAGGCATTAGAGCCGTGGGTGCTGCGAGCATTTCCGGAAACGTCGGCAACTTGTCAGTTGTTTCTATTGGAATTATTAATCCAGGCTCTGGCTATACGTCTGCTCCTTCTGTGACCATCACAGGTGGCGGTGGAACCGGAGCAAATGCTACAGCCAATGTGGATACAGGATCGGTAAACCAGATATTTTTGACCAACGCAGGGTCTGGCTACACTAGCCCGCCGACAGTCACATTCAGCGGTGGCGGTGGAACAAATGCCAGTGCGGTGACTGAGCTGCTGACTTTTGCTCAAGGCACAGTAGCGGTTCAGGTTACTTCTGGTGGTAATGGATACACTAACGCTGCCAACACGGTAGTAAACATCACAGGCGGCGGTGGAATCAATGCGGCTGGCACGGCCATCATTTCCGGTGGTGAAGTAGTGTCGGTGATTATGACCAATGCCGGTACGGGATACACCAATGCGGCAAACATTACCGTTACCATCAGTGGCGGTGGAGGCAGTAATGCCAAGGCCAATGCTGTCGTTAATACCAATCAAAACATTGGCATAGATTCATTTTCGGGTCGTGTGTGGATCGCCCAAGGCCGTAATGTGTATTACAGCGCGGCAGGGTCAATCAGCGACTTTGTTAGCGTGTCAGCTGGTGAAGTGGTCATTTCAGACTCTACATTGCACGGCAACATCACTCAGTTGTTGTCTGCAAACAACTTTTTGTATGTTTTTGGCGACGATAGCATCAACGTCTTTTCTGACGTTCAAGTAACCAGCACTGGCACAACGGTATTCACCAATACCAACATCAGCGCTAGTATCGGTTCAAGAAAGCCGTATTCGATATTTCCGTATTTCCGTACCGTGTTGTTTATGAACGACTACGGTATTTATGCGTTAGTTGGCTCGACAACCACAAAGATTTCAGACCCGTTAGACGGGATATTCACAAATATTGATTTTACTTATCCCGTGTATGGCGGGCAGGTATTGTTGAACAACATCTTGTGTGCGGTGTTCAATTTCCGTTACACAGGTGGTAAAGGGTCTTCCAACGTGCCTAGATTTATTCAAGCCGTGTTCTTTGATAAGAAATGGTTCTTTACAAGCACTACAACAGATATGCAATTTATTGCATCTGCCCCTGTTGGCGGCAAAATCAGTATGTACGGCTATGACGGGTCAAATGTATATCAAATGTATTCAGACCCAACTTCTAACGTCAGCACTTACATTCAGACCGCGTTGCTGCCTATGGGCGATCCTATCCGAACCAAGCAAGCCCTTAAGTTTGCTGTAGAAGCAACTGGCCTGTTTTACGGGTATCCGCTGAATGTCACGGTTGACTCAGAGTATTCATCTAGCTCAGTTTATACCCTGTCTGATAACCCGTATTATTGGCAAAACGATTTTGGCTCGAATGTGTCTTGGATAAATACATATTTGAATAATGTGAAC